AATTAAGAGCAAGAGAAGCCGAACTACAAGCTAGAGTTTTTAGTGAAAAGAGGTATAGTTTAATAAGTCAGGGCAAAGGAGACCCTAAAAACCTTTATGTACGCTTTTAGGAGACTTAAATGGGCTTAAGAAATGCTTGGAAGGGCTTATTTACATCTAATGATGACTTAAATAAGCGTAGAAATAAGTTAAAAAGGATGTATTCTGGTGCAAGATTCGATAGAACTAACCTTAGTTGGGTTACTCCATTATCATCACCTGATCAAAGTTATAAAAATTCTATTGATACATTAAGAAAAAGAGTACATGATTTAGTAAGAAATAATAATTATGCGGCTCAAGCTATAAGATATTCTACTAATCAAATTGTAGGACAAGGTGTAAAACTACAGGCACAGATAAGATCGCAAAGAGGTGGGACTATAAATACAAGATTAAATGAAGCTATAGAGGGAGAATGGAGTAAGTGGGGCAGAAAAGATAGTTGCGATATACGTGGTGTTCTTTGTTTTTCTGAACTGGAAAGATTAGCAGTGAGATCAATGATTGAATCAGGAGAATGCTTTATTATTATTCATAGAAAAGCTTTCGGACGTAGCAAGATACCTTTTAGTTTAGAAATATTAGAGGCAGAACAATTAGATGAAGATTATAAAGGTGTAAAACAGAATGAAAAAAATGTATGGCGGTTAGGTATAGAACTAAGTCCAGAAGGTAGGGCAGTAAATTATGCTTTTCTTGCTAAACATCCTGGTGATACTAATTTTTCACAAACAATAGGACAGAAAAATCATATTATTGTACCTGCAAAGGATGTAGTTCATTTATTTTTACCACTTAGGCCAGGCCAACATCGAGGAGTACCATTTTTAGCTAGTGCTATAAATCATTTACATCAACTCGATGGCTATATTGAAGCAACAGTTGTAGGACAAAGAGCCTCTAGTGCATTAATGGGATTCATCACAAGTCCAGAAGGTGAGCTTGATGCAGGTGGTGAGGTATTTGATTTTGAACGCGTTAGTGCATTTGAACCTGGAACATTTAAATATTTAGCACCAGGCGAATCTGTTTCTGTTCCTGATTTAGATAAAGCTAATGGAGAGTTTGAACCTTTTGTAAGATCAATGCTTAGAAGTATGGCATCAGGTCTTGGTTGTAGTTTTGAAGCTATTTCATCTGATTACTCACAATCAAACTACAGCAGTAGCAGACTTGCAATGTTACAGGATCGGGATCACTGGCGTACAATTCAAAAAATGTTAAAAGAAACTTTCTACCAACCTATATATGAATATTGGTTAGAAATGGCAGTACTTAGTAATGTTCTTACATTGCCTACATATTCAACAACACCAGAAGTATATGAAAAAGTTAGGTGGGTATGCAGAGGATATAGCTATGTTGACCCACAAAAAGAAATAGCTGGTATGAAAGATGCAGTAAGATGTGGTTTTAAGACCTTAACTGATGTGGTATCTGAGGCTGGGGGTGATATTGAAGAGTTGTTAATTACAAGACAAACTGAACTAGCAAAACTTGATGATATGAATATTATTCTAGATACAGATCCAAGTGCTACAAATAAAGCAGGTGGGTCACAATTTAAACCACTTAATACAGTTGATCCTTTTGGTGATACTGATGAACCAAGTGGCGAGGATGCCGAAAACGTAGTGGAGGATAGCAGTGTCAGTTATTAATGGTACAGAGATAGACCTTATGCCAACAAAAGGGATGAGGGATGAAGCTAGAAAATATAGAAAATGGAAACAAGAAGGAAGGGCTGGCGGTACAGATGTTGCAGCTAGAAGAGCTACACAAATTTTAAGTGGTGATGAACTAAGTCCAAAAACAGTAATTGACATGTCAGCATGGCATGCAAGACACGCGGTAGATCAGGAGGCAGAAGGTTATAGACCTGGTGAAGAAGGATACCCAAGTGCAGGCAGAGTGGCTGCGGCTGCCTGGGGCGGAAAAGCTGGCAAAAGTTTTTCAGATGCAAAATCGGCTAGAATAAAGGAATTAAGAAATAATGACCCTATGGCAAAACTTAAAAGAGCAGAACCCGATGAATTATCAGTAGGTGATTCAGTACGATGGAACGCAAGCGGCGGCATTGCTAGAGGTGTTATAGATCGCATCGAAAGGGATGGGACAATAAATGTACCTAATTCTGAATTTGAAATTAATGGTACAGAAGATGACCCTGCAGCATTAATCACTGTTTTTAGAGAAGTTGATGGTGAATTTGAAGCTACAGATGTACAGGTTGGTCATAAGTTCAGCACATTAACTAAGATAGATTCTTTAAGAAGTGTTACAAAAGTTTTAAAACGTAGTGGTGAAACTTCTTTTACATCCAAAGAACAAAATACTTATGAGTTTAGTTTTAGTTCTGAGTTTCCTGTAGAACGTACCTTCGGTACAGAAATATTAAGCCATGAAGATGGTGCAATAGATTTCGGCAGGTTAAATGGTGGCGTTGCACCAGTGTTATGGAATCACAATATGGATCAAGTTATAGGAATTGTACGCAACGCATATTTAGACGAAAAAAAGAAAAAAGGAAGGGCAGTTGTTGAATTAAGCAGAAATTCTAAGGCTCAAGAAATAAAAAGAGATATAGATGACGGTATTTTATCTTCAATTAGCGTAGGTTATCGCATTTTAGAAATGGAAGAACGTGAAATAAATGGATCTAACGCTTTTCTCGCGACTCGCTGGGAACCACACGAAGTATCTGTTGTGGCTTCGCCAGCAGCGACCGATGTTGGAATTTCAAGGGGATTAATTGATGATAACGCTATGCCTAGTGCAAAAAAACAAGATATGATAGAAGATAAGCGTGTATACGCTGCGTCATCTGACGTACAACATACAAAAACAAAACAATCCACTATGGAAAAAGAGCAACTCGATTTAGAAGTTGTGCGTAGTGAGGCAAGCAAAAAAGCAGCCTCTGCAGAGCGCACTCGTATAAGAGACATTACTTCAATGTGTAGTAAGCGTGGTTATGACGATTTAGCAGAACAGCTAATTAGTAATGGTTCATCTGCTGATCAATGTAGACAGGCAATTCTTGAAAGAATAGATGCAAAGCCTGTTGAAACTGCAAAACCAATTGAAGAACAGTTATCGCCAAAAGAAAGACAGCAATTCGCTAGAGATTACAAAATTACATCTGGTCTTAGTGGTCTAATAACTGGCGATTGGTCTAATAAATCATCTGGTTTTGCTAGAGAAATATCAGAACAGATTGCAAAAGATTCTCAAAGATCTACAAATGGCAGATCATTATTTGTACCATTTTCTGCACTGGCAAAAAGAGCTACTTATGTAACATCAGGTGCTACTACTGGTGGTAACATTGTTGCAACAGATTTAAGGGCTGATGACTTTATTGAAGCACTTAGAAACTCGACTGTGATGGTTGGCTTAGGTGTTCAGACACTTTCTGGACTTGTAGGTGATGTTGCAATCCCTAGAAGATCTGGTGTTGCATCTACTGGTTATCTTTCATCTGAAACAGGTGCATTAAGTCAAGCTGAATCAACATTTGATCAGATTTCTATGACACCTAAAACACTTGGTACATTATCTAAGTATTCTCGCAATATGCTAATTCAAGCCACACCAGGCATAGAAGAATTAGTACGTAGAGATATTTCAGATGGTATTAATGTTGGAATTGATCTAGGTATCTTAAATGGTACTGGTTCAAGTGGTCAGCCTACAGGTATCATGCAAACTTCAGGTATCGGCTCTGTTGCAATGGGTACTAATGGTGGTGCTATTACAGTAGAAGCATTAGTAGATCTTGAAACAGCGATTATGGAAGATAACGCTGGTGTTAATGCTGATAATATCGCTTACGTTACTAACGCTAAAGTGATTGGTGCATTAAAGAAATTAAGAGCAGGTGGATCTAGTTCTACTGATGGTGCATTCTTAGTTAATACTGATCTTACAGCGATTGGAAGAGGCGGTACACCATTAAATGTAAATGGTTATCCATTAGCAATGACAAACCAAGTACCATCTAACCTTACAAAAGGTAGTACAAGCGGTGAATGTTCTGCTGTAGTCATGGGTGACTTCTCACAGGCAATATTAGGATTCTTTGGATCTGGTATTGAAATAACTGTTGGTGAAGATTCCGATGATTTCGCTAAGAATCTTACATCTGTTAAGGGTGTAGTTGCTTTTGATGTTGCTGTTCGTCATGCTCAGTCATTCGCAGCGATCTTAGACGTAAC